ACTCGGACCCACAGCATCCAGACAACTGGATCGTGTGGGCCGGGTGGACGGTACTCAATGACCAGCTGATCCAGCTGGGTGACACACACGTGAAGCGGTTCCCTGACAAGGGGTCGGTCGCCATCCCGGCACCGGACTTGGACAAGGGCGACGCCATCGTGGTGGGCCACAACATCGGCTTCGACATCCTGCACCTATGCAACCGCAACAACAAGCACTGGCGTGACTGGGTCAACTGGTTACATGATCCACGTGCCAAGGTGTGGGACACGATGGCCGTCGAGTACCGCCTGCTCGGGCAGTCGGAATCGTACCCGAGCATGGACAGCTGCGCCGAGAGGCGTGGCTGGCCGCTCAAGCCCGGCCGCCTGAAGGAGTACTGGGAGCAGGGCATCAGCACCGAGGACATACCGGACGAGGAGGTGGCACCGTACATGCAGCACGATGCCGACTCCACCACCCGGCTGTTCCTCGATCAGGTGAAGCAGGTCCGTGCCCGTGACATGATGGCCATCATCCGTGTGGAGAACGACGCACTGCTGGCCACCACCCTGATGAAGTACACCGGCATGTACTTCGACAAGGTGACAGCCATGCGTGAGTACCACGACGTGCTGCTGCCGAGGGTGGAAGCGTTGACCGAGGAACTGAAAGGTGACTTGGAAAGACTGACCGGCATCCCTGCTGAGTACATCAACCCGGGCAGCAACCCGTTCCTCGCCAAGGTCCTGTATGGAGGGGACCACAAGATCGAGGGCATGAAGGCGTACATCCTTGACGACGACGGCAACTACTCCCGTTACAAGTCAGGGCAGAAGAAGGGTGACATCCGGTACCGTAACCTCAAGGTGACCTGCACCTTGCCGTGTCGTGTGACGGGCAAGTTCGAGGGCACAGGCGAGGAGACACTGGGCAAGATCAAGGCGGAGAACGCCTGCGACAAGGACCTGGCCCCGGTGTTCGACAAGGTACTGGAGCTGCGTGGCGTCAGCAAGCTGGCGAAGACGTACTTCGCTGGGTACTCCGGGCTAACGTGGCCGGAGGACAGCTGCATCCACGGCAACCTGAACCACTGCGTCACCGTGACATCACGCCTGTCGTCGAGTGCACCTAACCTGCAGAACGCAGGGCACACGCCGATACGCAAGTGCTTCAAGTCACGGTACAAGGGTGGTCACCTGCTGGAGGTTGACCTGTCCCAGATCGAGGTGGTCGTCCAAGCGTTCCTATCACAGGACGTGCAGATGATCAACGACATCAAGGAGGGCGTCGACTTCCACAGCAAGCGGGCAGCCGAGGTGGCTGGCGTTACTTACGAGACGGTCAGGCAGGGGTACCTAGACGAGGACCCGCACTGGACCAAGAAGCGTAAGGCCGCCAAGCAGTTCAGCTTCCAGCGTGCGTATGGTGCCGGTGCCCCGGCCATCTCCGCTTCGACAGGCATCCCGCTCAAGGATGTGTACAGCCTGATCGACGCAGAGGAACGTATGTACTCCGGGGTGAAGGAGACCAACGACCAGTGGATCGCTGACGTGAACCACTCGGTCAAGGTACGTGACGGCGTAGCGTGTGGTGTCTTCCGGTCACCGACGGGTACCGAGTTCCGCTTCAAGCGGGAACCGGATCGTCGTGGCAGGATGTCGATCAAGCCTACCATCGTGAAGAACTACCCGATACAGGGGATGGCAGCTGACATTATCAAGCTGATCCTCGCTCGGTTACGTGGTTACCTGTGGGACTTCAACAGGGTAGGCGGCTGTGTCCACGACGAGCAAGTGCTGCTCGTCAACACGGTGCACGACTCGGTCATCTTTGACGTGCCGTCAGGCGTAGACATGCCGACGCTCGCCAAGGGACTGATCGAACTGTTCACCACTGGCGTACTGGCTGACCTGAAGGACAGGCTGGGCGTCGACTTCAACGTGCCGATCAAGGCTGACGCCGAGGCCGGCAAGAACTGGTACCACTACGACGAGGACGACAACCCGGATGGCATGCACGGGGTTGACATCGCCGCGTAGACGTGGTATAATAGTAGTATGAATGGGAAAAGGAGAATGAAATGGCATCAGCAAGTGGCGTGATTCAGAGTGTACGACGTGACCGTAAGGGTATCAAGATCGACGATGTCTGGTACTCAGCCTACAACCCATCTGAGCTGGGCGAGGCCCAGCGTGGTGACACCGTCACCGTGGAGTACAAGCCCAAGGGTGACTTCAAGAACATCGTGAGCGTCACTGTCGACGCAGCCGCACCGAAAGGTGGCGGCGGTGGTGGCAAGGGCGGTGGTTACAGCGGCGGAGGAGACAAGCAGTTCCGCTCCGTGCCCGAGCTGAACCGGATCGACGCGCTGAACGCAGCGGTCGCCGTGACAGCCGGTGATACGGACACCAAGGAACGCGTGAAGCATGTGCTCAAGCTGGTACCCGTGTTCGTCAACGTGATCGAGAACGGTGCAGGTGGCGGCGCAGCCGCACCGGCCAAGTCCGATGCCGTCGACGACGTGGCAGCCAAGGCAGAAGCGGAAGCCAAGCGGAAAGCCGAGGAGGAAGCACGCAGGAAAGCCGAGGCTGAAGCCGCAGCGGCAGCTGCAGCACAGAAGGAGGCGGCGAGTTCCGCGCTCGACGACTTCCTTAATGACTGATCGGGTCGCGTTAGTTGACCTCGACGGTATGATCTACGCATGCGCCGCCATCGCTGAGACCGTGTACTACACGGTCGATGGCGTGCGCTTCGACTACAAGTCACAGGCCAACGAGCACTGTGACAGTACCGGGATCAACCGTGACGAGATCGAACGTGGCGTGGATGCGCAGCCTGCATCCATCGCCGTCAACGCACTCAACCTGACAGTCGACGCTGCAGTACGTGAGGCCAAGTGTGACTCACGGGAAATCTTCCTGTCACCGGAGGGCAACGATAACTTCCGGTACAAGATTTACCCAGAGTACAAGGCCAACCGTGCCAAGCTGGTCAAGCCCACCCACTACAAGACACTGCGCAACCATGCCATCAAGCACATGGGCGCTGTCGTGGCGGACGGGCTGGAGGCCGACGACATGCTGACGATCAGGGCCAACGAGTTGGGCATCGACAGGTGGACGATGGTGACCAACGACAAGGACCTGCAGCAGACGCCCGGCCTGCACTATGACTGGCGCAAGAAAACACTCCACGAGGTTGACAGGGACACAGCCATGAAGTGCCTGTACACACAGGTACTGACCGGTGACTCCATCGACAACATCAAGGGGTGCCCGGGCATTGGCCCGGCCAAGGCACGTGACGCGTTGCGTGACTGTGAAGACGAGTGGGAAATGCTGGAGACGTGCAAATGGCTGTACCTGAAAGCGTACGACTTCGACGAGGCGGAAGCCATGAAGGACCTGAAGCTCAACGTCCGACTGGTCCGCATGTTACAGGAGAGACCGTGATGTTCAAGACCGTGAAGAAGCTGCAGTCGGATGTTCGCCATCTGCGCAACGAGGTGATGGAGCTGCGTGAGCAGCTGCAGGGCACCGCCGTGGACCTGCGCAGCAGGGTGCGTGAGCTAGACATTGACCTTGCGCGCCACAATCAGGAGCGCCCGCACGGTACGGGGCAGCGTACAGTCAAGCTGTCACATGTTGATGCTCCCAACCAGAAGGTCGACGTCCTGATCGAGGAGGTGGTCACCGCCGTAGCCGATCTGCTCGACCTAGCATGGCTGCCGTCGCAGCCCGACGAGATCGTACGACTGAAGGGGAAAGACAAGTGAAAGTAACTAGCACCAAGATCAACGCCCTGTTCATCGCCCGCCCGTGGTTCGGCATCTACAAGTTGCAGAACCGGGTGGTCCTGTTCTTCGGGCACAGGCAGATCAGTATCTGGTATCGTCATGCGTAGCGGTTACGAGTACCAAGTACGGGACGCCCTCATCAAGATGGGCGTCGACTTCGACTACGAGGTGGACACGTTCGAGTACATGTCCACCGTACGTGGCGGTGTCTGCTCCGAGTGTGGCTGCAGGAAGGTAGGCAAGAAGCGGAAGTACACGCCTGACTTCAGCGTCACCCGGGGCGACTACAGTGAGGTCTACATCGAGGCTAAGGGCCGGTTCCCTAGTACCGACCGTTCCAAGATGCGGGACGTCAGGAAGTCAAACCCGACGCTTGACATACGGATACTGTTTCAGGAACGCAGCGCCAAGCAGAAGGCAGAGGTTGTCCGGTGGTGTGAGAAGTTCGACTTCGACTACGCCTTCGGCACCCGTCCACCAGAGGAGTGGGTACTATGAGTAAGCACCTAGTAATCCCTGACATTCAGGCGAAGCCCGGGGTACCGCTGAACCAGTGTGAGTGGATCGGCAAGTACATCGTCGAGAAGAAACCAGACGTCATCATCAACCTCGGTGACCACGCTGACTGCGCGTCACTGTCATCGTATGACCGGGGCAAGCTGGACTTCGAGGGCCGTCGGTTCGAGGAGGACATAGCGGCCAGCGACATGGCCAACGACCTGCTGCTCGGCCCACTGTACGAGGACGACTGGTACCATGAGT